ATCGCGCTTCAGCGACCGGCAGGGTCTACGGACCCGACCATTGCCCCGAGAAGCCTCATTGGCTGGGCCACGTTCCGACACCTGCTGGCAGGCGGGTGCGATGCTCTCCCCTCCCTAATCGTTCGGGCCATGTGCTTACCATACGGACGCCATGGGCAAAGCTGTCGCCCGCGCTATGCCGCTTTCCTTCGGGGCCGGCTGGCGAGTTTTAAGGCTAAGGCGAGACGCCTGCCGCACTCAAACAAAAATGGAGCCAGTCATGGCGCATTGGGACACGCTGCCCGCCAGTGAGCGCGCGGGCGCGAACGATATTTCTTGCGTTGATGGCCCGGCCATGACGGCAAAGGCATTTTGGCACACGCCATCCGGCTTTCTCGCGCGCCAGGACGATGGTGCGCTGGTGGGTCATGTTCCTGCCGGGATCAATGTTCCGTGGGTGCGCGTGATCGGCACCACCATCTACCTGCCAACGGGCGAGATCGTGGGCGATACCGATGCCGACTGGCAGCATGTCGTGCCGCCGCCGGCCACGGGCACGCTGGTCAGCGGCTCCGTCACGCTTCCGCGCATCGCGGTGCCAGCATGAAAATTTCCCAGGCGAGCGGCCAGGCCGCATTGAATGCCATCACAGCCCTGCTGAATAATGGGTCTCAGGTTTTTTACAGCGGCACGCAGCCGACCAACCCGGACACCGCCCTTTCGGGCAATACCGTGCTGGCGACCGCTGTTTTGGCAGCGTCCGCCTTTGGCACCGCGACAATCAGCGGCGGGTATGCCCAGGCCAATGCGGCCTTTGTCAGTTCCACGCCGACAATCAGCACGACCGGAGTTGTCACCTTTTGCCGCTGGCTGACGAGCGGTGCGGCGGCGGTAATGGATTGGACTGTGGGCACCGCGGCGACGGACATTATTGTGGCCAACACAGCCCTTTCCAGTGGTGCAACGCTGACCATGGGCACCGAAACCCTAAAGCAGCCGGTGGATTGATCATGCCTAATTACACGGCGTTGAAGGCATATGCGGCGCAATCTGAATTTTCTGGTCAAACTGATGATCAGATTTCAGCCGCCGCAAATACGCCTGTCTCCGTCGCGGTAAATACGCCTATCGGCGCTGTGATGAACATTTTGCTGACCGGCGGCGACTGGCCGAAGATTGTTCAGCAATCCAAGGGCACGGGCACCGATATTATCACCCTCTGTGCGGTAAATGCGGTTGCGCTTTATGGCCAGCAAGGCCAGGCTTCTGACCCCATTCAGACCTCAACGGCGGCGGTAGCGGCAGCATTCAACGGTTCATTGGCGGCACTGGAAAGCGTGTCGCTGGTCAGTGCGGCCAGCGTGGCGTCCATTACGGCTTTGCAGACCCGCCTGATCGCGCCCGCCGCGACCATGGGGTTTAATTCCGTCACGCCATCTGAAATTGCGGCCGCGAGGTTATACGGATGACAAACCGCGTTACCTGGCAGATTGTAAGCTCCTACGGCACGACGGCGACCGCAGTTGGCACCACCGCCAATTCCCTTGCGACCGGCGGCGGCCTTTCCACAGGTAGCACGATCACGAATAGTGGGACGGTCACCCTGGCCACCTACGCTGACATTGAAATTCAGGCCGTTGTTGGGGGCACCACCACTGTTGGCGGTAATATCGCCATCTATGCGTTGCCGCGCAGCAGCATCACCAGCACCCTGTTTGGTGGCGGCTATACCAGCAGCGGCACAATACAGCCGGCACCACAGTATCAGATTGGCAGCATATCGCCGGCCAATGGCACCCTTTCCACCAGCGGCACATTGCTTGGCACCGCGCAGCGTTGCGTGATCCCGCCGAATGACTGCCTGCTGGCTATCGGCAACAATCTCGGCTGTTCCCTGAGCGCCACCGCGGCCCTCTCGTTGAATTACCAGACATATACAGAAACAGACAACGGGTAGGAGCGCCCAATGGCGCTTGCGCAACGTCACCGTTCGGCAGTTTGGCGGCCACAGATGGCCCCACAGTGCAATACGCTTGTGGAAATTGACTGGTCCCACCCGCTTGCGAATGGCCTTGTTGAATACATTCTTCCTGCGGGTGGATTTCCTGCCCGTGACTTAATTCGCGGGCTTGGGTGGACCCAGGGCGCAACGGTAGCTTATCCGCAGCCTGGAATTTCCGGTGTTGGCGTTTACATTAACGGGTTTGGCGGCAATCTGTCCTATTTAACGCGAGCTACAGCAAACTTAAATTCAAGCCTCGTTAATACCATTTTTACACTACACCAAGGAACCGCTTATACCGCAACTAACATGCTATTTTCTATAAATAGCAACCCCGGGATTAACGCATTCTTTTGCATTGCCTCTGGCACGGCAAACCTAAAAACAATGCGTATGCTGGTGCGCGACACCTCTGGTGTTTCCGTCTCGACAAATACAACCGCCACACCTTTTGATGGCGGCCTACACGCGGCTGCTGTAAATTTTGACGGCACAAACTGCAACGCTTATGTTGATGGCCGGCTTGATAATAAGGCGGCCCCAGGATCATCCTTTAGCTCGACTTCATTTAATACGACTTCGCTTGGGTGTGCTTCACACGGATCAATTGCAAATACTGGGTTTACCGGCATTCTTTATGTGGCCGCCGCATGGAACCGTGCGTTAAGTGCCGCAGAAATTGCATGGATGTCTCAAGAGCCATTCGCGCTCCTGAAGCCTGTCGTTCGGCGCGTCTATGGTTTTCCGTCAGCGGTCAGTATCACCGTCTCAGGTGTTGGTTTGCTGGCTTACCCGGTTGCGTCAGGCGCGGCTGGTATCAAGCTGGCTGTAGCTGGTGTTGGCATAGGCAATTCTTTTGCGGCTGCTGGGGCTGTCGGTCTAAATCTTGTAGCGGCCGGTGCTGGCTTGGTTGCCCCAACGGCAGCAACCGGCGCGGTGGGTCTAAAGCTGAGCGCGGCTGGCTCTGGTGCAATCGCGCCCGTTGTAGCCGCGGGGGCAGTTGCCATCGGGCTGGGTGCGGCAGGCATTGGCGTAATTGCCTATACTACCGCGGCGGGCGCGGTAAATCTTTCGCTCGGTGCTTCAGGTGCAGGCGTAAATTCGTCCCTCGTGGCGGCCGGCTCCGCTGGCCTGGCGCTCGGTGCGTCGGGCGTTGGTGCGCTTGCTGCTCCATCTGGAACCGGCGGCCTTGCGATGAGCATTGCCAGTTCTGGCGTGGCATCGCTGGCTTATTTTTCGGCATCCGGCGCGATTGCATCTGGCGTTTCGGCTTATGGATCGGCCGCCATTGCGGCGTTGCAGGCGGCCGGCGCTGCCTACAGCACGTTCTCAGCAGCGGGTTCAGCTTATGTGGCCAACATGGCCGCCGGCGGCGCGTTATCTGTCACCATGCCAGCTTCGGGCAGCGGTGTGATCCCGGCGTTGTTGGCGATAGGTGCGCCGGATCTGACCACCTATGCCACCGGCTTCGCCGCCCTGGCAGCATTCAACGCTTATGGGTTGGTAGCGCAAGTAAGGTATAAACTCCTTTTTCCGATATCTCAGGTGGTTTCTGTCCAGCGCGTCATCGGCTCGGTCCAGTATCGCGAGCCCATCACCACGGCGAAATATCCGCGCGCCATATCGGTTGCGCCTTACCCCAAGGTGTAAAATGCCGCAGGCGCTTGTGAATTACTCCCCATGCGGGACGCAGGAGACTGTGGACCGCGGGATAGACTTCAGTAATGGGTTGGCCACCGGGGAAACGCTGACTGGCACGGCTACCTGCGCAGTCAGCGTCACGCTGGGGACTGACGCTTCATCGCAAAGCCGCCTGCTGGCTGGACCTACGATTTCCGGCACCATCGTTGGCGTGCTGTTGGGCACGATGCTGCCCTCAGTCACCTACCAAATCTTGATTACGGTTGGCACCAGCGCCGGCCAAACACTGTCCTGCTACGCCAGTCAGGCGGTCCTTTCACAGTAGCCGCTTGCGCTGCTTTTTTGGAGTATCGCCGTGCCAATTGACACACCACACCCTCTGCACAAGGGGATGATGGCGAAGTGGCAACGGTGCCGTGACGCCTACGATGGCGAGGATGCGATTAAAGGCAGGGGCGTGACGTATCTGCCCAAGATGAGCAGTCTCCAGGACTCGCGCGAATATGACGCCTACCGTGTGCGAGCGCCCTACTATGAGGCAGTTGGCCGCACCGTAAACGGTTTCGTGGGTGCCATTGCCCGCAAACCGCATTTGTTCAAATTTCCCGCCAAACTTGAGCCATTGCTTTCAGACGTGACCAGCGACGGCATGGGCATGCCGGAATTTGTCAAGACGCTTTGCGCTGAAAATATCCTGCAAAGCCGCCTGGGCGTTCTGGTAGATTTTGATGAAGTGAAGGGCCTGCCTTACCTCGCTTACTACACAGCCGAGGCGATCATAAATTGGGGTGACGATTGGGTCATTCTGAGCGAGATTTCATACGAGCCTGACCCGGAAGATCGTTTTGCCCTGAAGGCGATTCAGCAATACCGGCATCTGCATATTGCTGATGGCGTCTATACTGTTGACATTTGGCGCTTGAGAAAAGACTCGGCCGCATCTGTCGAGAAGTGGGCCAAGGTTTCTACAGTCATCCCGGCACTGCGGGGCAGGCCGCTGCAATCCCTGCCCTGGTTTTGGTGTGGCATGGCTGGCCAGACCAGCCGCATTACCAATCCGCCCCTGCTGGGCCTGGTGAACGTGTCGATCAGCCATTACCGCAATGGCGCGGACCTTGAGCATGGCCGGCATTTTGCAGGGCGGCCGACGCTCTACATTACGGGCGCGGACAAGGATATGTCCGTGCATGTGGGTGGTGCGGCGGCGATCCTTTTGGAAAACCCAGCTTCCAAGGTGGGTTATGCTGAATTTACCGGCCAGGGCCTTGGCTCATTGGAAAACGCGCTGAAGCACAAAGAAGCGCAGCTTGGCGCGATGGGTGCCGCAGCGTTTGCCAAGGGCGAGGCGAAGTCTGAGCCCGTGGTGACAGCGACGATACGCGCCAATGGGGAAACTTCCCTGTTGGCGGCGGCGACCTCCGCTGTTGAGGAAACCTTGAATTCCGCTCTGAATTTTGCGGCAGAATGGGCCGGTGCATCTGGTGATGTGCAGATTAGGCTAAACCGAGATTTCGTTGATCAGGCGCTTGATGCGCCCACGCTGGTTGCGATGGTTACGGCCCTGCAAACGGGCCAACTGACCGTGGAAACCTTTGTGTGGAACCTTGATCAAGCTGGGATGCTGCGACCGGGCGTGACGCTTGAAGAAGAAGCGGTGGCGGTGCGGGCAGCCCAGGATAAGGCGAAGGCAGCGCAGGTTGCGTTGTCCAGCGGCGGCACCGGGGCGGTGCCATAAGGAGAAGTTACGTGAGTTTGAAAGCAACTGTTGCGACCCTTGAAGAAGTGGCTGAACCCCTCCGCTCGTTTTACACGGCGCGCGATGGCGCGTTTCACCTCTTGGTTGATGGCCTGGTGCCAAAGGCCCGACTGGATGAATTTCGTGACAATAACCTGTCATTGACGCGAAAATCTGAGGAATTGGCGAAGCTGTTTGAGGGTATCGACCCCGAGGCGGCACGCGCGGCGCTGACCCAGGCGAACAAGTTGCGCGAGAAGCAGCTTATCGAAGCTGGCCAGGTTGACACCCTGTTGAATGAGCGCACCGCGGCAATGAAGATTGAACACGACAAGCAGATTGCCGCACGGGACGCTGCGCTTGGCAAAAGCACAAAGACCCTTGAGGGCCTGCTGATCGACACCGCAATTCGTGACGCCGCTACCCGTGCCGGCGTGCGGCCAACTGCGGTGGAAGATGCGTTGCTGCGCGGCCGGCAGGTGTTTCGTCTGTCGGATGGTGCGGCCACGGCGTTTGATGGTGACAAGCCGGTCTTCGGCAAAGATGGCAGCCCGCTTCAGGTTGCTGAGTGGGTTGCCGGCCTGTCTGAAACTGCAAGTCATCTTTTTGAAACCAGCAAGGGCGCTGGCGGCAAGGGCTCGCAGAGCAGCGGCACAACTCCTGGCCGTATTTCTGCCACCGATCATTCGGCGTTTTTGCGTAATGTCGATGACATTGTGGCCGGCAAAGTAACCGTTGATTTCTGAGTAAATGCTACCGGGGCGGTAGCGAGCAAAATTCCTTCATCGCTGGCGGGGCTGGCGCGACGAAAAACACACCCCACCAACGATGGAGAATATCGTGACCGTTAATAACACACTGACCTCTGTTATCCCGACGCTGTATGCACACGCCCTGAAGGCGCTGCGCCGCAACTGCGTTATGCCCCGCCTGGTGACAAATGACTTCTCCAATGAAGTTTCCAAAAAGGGCCAGATTATCCAAATCCCGCTGCCGTCCGTTCTTGGCGTGACCGATGTTGTGCCGGCGGCGTTTGCGCCTGATCCCGGCAATATCTCGCCCACCACGGCCAGCATTCCGCTGAATAACTGGAAGGAATCGGCCTTTGCGCTGAGCCAGAAAGAATTGGCGCAGATTGTTAATGGCATCGTGCCGGTTCAGATGACTTCCGCGGTGGAAGCCATCGCTGACGCGATCAACGTCAGCATCATGGGCCTGTATGCCGCCGTGCCAAACTACACTGGCACCGCTGGCACCACACCGTTCGCGACCACGGTTTTGGCCGCCACGAATGCTGGCTTGCAGCTTACCACCAATTTGACCCCGATGGCCGCGCGCCGCATCGTGTTGAACCCCACGGCCTACTCCACGGCGCTTGCCTTGCCGCAGTTCAATGCGTTCTACTCGTCCAATGACCCGGACGTGATGACTGACGGCATCATCAAGCGCAAATTCGGCTTTGATTGGGCGCAGGATCAGCGCGTGCCGAACGTAACCGCCGGCACCATCACCACCGGCCTGACCACCACGGCATCCACCGTGCAGGCTGTTGGCGTTACCTCCGTGACGGCGACGACCGCCGCCGGCACGGGCGCTTGCAATCTGGTGATTGGCGATATTGTGACCTTCTCTGGCGACTCGCAGACCTACTGCTTGACCGCCGCCGCCGTGCAGGCCACCGCCAACTCCGCGGTTACCCTGGGCATCTACCCGCCCAAGGTGGTTGCGCTGGCCGGCGGTGAGACGATCACCGTGCTGGGATCGCACGTCGCCAACCTCGCCTTCCATCGTGAAGCATTCGCTTTTGCTTCGCGTCCGCTGGAAGACGACACGGTTGGTGAATTGTTGGGCCTGAATAGCCCGGAAGTTACCTACATGGTCCCGGACCCTGTTTCCGGCATCACGATGAAGCTGTGCGTGCGCTCCGAGTTCAAGCGGACGCGCTGGTCCTTTGAGGCGCTTTGGGGCGTCGGCGCAGTTCGCCCGATGCTGGCAACGCGCGTCCTGGGTTAATCCGCTACGCCAGAGGGGGCCTGCATCATGCAGGCCCCTTTTCTACTTCCAGTAAGGATTGAAACATGGCCGCCGTGGAAACCATCAAGATCGTTTGCGACTGGACCGCGACCGGCTGGCGCTCGATCAATAAGACGGATTTTATCGCCGGCAAAGACATGGAATGGACCCGCCCGGCCTCGCCCAAGGTGGCGTCAAAGACTGCGGCGGGGTAATGCGCCATGAGCCAAACAACGCCATTTTCCGCGACTGAACTGACGCAAATCCGGTATTATGCCGGCTATCCGGCCTTTGGCGGCTTTGGCTACCTGCTGTCCCCCGGCTCCGCTACGATGAATACTCAGCTTGCCAATATGTCTGACAGTGAACAGGTCATCATTCGGACCTCGTTTCTCGCCAAATTGCCCACCCTTGAAATCGCGCTCACGACCATGGGCACCACGCTTGATACGGCACAGGCCGGGCCGTGGGTGCGCAACGTGAATGAGTTCAAAGAGCGCAGTAAACTCTTTAATGATTTTCGCCTGGCGATGTGCCGATTCATTGGGTGCGTTCCCGGCCCAGCCCTGTCCGGTGGCGGTCAGGTTGTGCCCTGCTGATGACAAACCAGACAGTCATCCAGGCACGCATCAATCACGGCTTGGGCATCGCTGCCAACGTGCTGGGCGCTGCCTTCAATCAGTTCCGGCCATCCAGCCAGTTCTACCCGATGAGCGGACGCCCCTACGCGGTGTTGCAGGCGGCTTTCGACGGTGATCCAAAATTCTCTTTCCGCACCCCGCTGGTTTATGGCAAGGCGGTGGTCTTCGGCATCTTTGACGCCACTTCGGTTCTGGCCGGCGACTTGCTGTTCAGCGCCACGGGCGGAACCTATTTCATCGGCGGCCTTGAACCTACGCATTCTCGCTTGTGTGTGCGGTGCAATGCCATGATCAACGTGACGCGCGGTGCGCAGCCCGTGGCCATGGGTGCGCAGGCCCCGCTGAACGTGCAAGAGGGTAGTGAGACGGTTATCGCCCAGGAGTGGCCGGCGAGCATTCTGCGCGAAGGCCGCGGCGAGCGTGGCGATACCTCGCTGCCTGATGATGTGAAGTTGGGCGGCTTTATTTTGCTGCTTCCGTCCACCCTGCCCGCAGCAATGCGCAGCGGTGACGTGATTTCGATAGTTCAATGGCTGGACGCCAGCGCAGATCCGATGAGCGTCCGAATTATCGTGTCGATGGCCGAGGCCACGAACGCGGGCTGGCGACTGCTGGGCATGGAGGCTGCAACCTAATGGCTGATGTTGGTGACGTGGCCGGGACTCTGGTCACGCTGCTGGCGGCGGCCCTGTATCCATCTGGCGTGGCAGCGGGCTCCCCTCTGGGCATCGGATTTCGCATCTACCGCGGCGATCCCACGGCGGCGGTCATGGATACTGACCTCCGCGCCGGCTACACGCAGACTGGCGGCAAATATACGCTGACCAACGCCGCCTGCCGGATTGCGCATGTCACGGTCAACCCGCGTGTTGGGGTGGGCCGCCTGGTGCCGCCCTATGTTTTTGCACCACCCACCATTGGAACCATCGCGACTTCTACCCTGACCGCCACCGTGTCAGGCAATACCGTGACGCTGGGGGGCACCATCACTGCCGGCCAGGGCATTGCCCTCGCAGTGAATGGCACGCTGCTTGGCTCTACGGCGGGCGCTGGCGACACCCTGGCCACACTGGCCACCACCCTGGCCGGGCTGGTGAACGCCGGCACGCCTGCCACGGCCACGGGCGCGGTGATCACTGTTCCGGCCTCTGTTACCCTGATTGCAGCGCCTTTTGTCAGCGTGACCACCAGCACTGAGGTTGAGCGGCAAATCCAAGGTTTTCAGGTGACGATCTACTCATCGGATTGGAACCTGCGGGATGCGGTTGGCAGCGCGCTGACGCGGTGCATCGCGGGCACCAAAAAGATTACTCTTGCGGATGGGTTTCAGGGGCTCATGCGCCTGTCGCCGCCGGTTTCGGTTGATGACGATAAACCCGGAAAAGAACTTCTATTTGTCCGCAAGCTCTACCTTCAGGTTGAGTTTCCGGTGACGACAACCACCGTCACCTCGACGTTGGCCCTGGCTTTGACCCAGATCGAAACCCCCGCCGGCACTGTGCTGGCCAACGTAATTGAGGGCTGAAAATGACACCAGTTACCCTAACGGTGACGCAACCGTTCGGCACATTTGCGCGCGGAGCGCAGATCACTGATACGGCTGAAGTTGCCGCCATCCTGGGCTCCCCCAACGCCGTGCATGTGGTGAAAGTTGCTACTGTTCCGCCGCTCGTTCTCGACGTGCAAATCGCGGGCCGACTGCCCGCCATCGAAACCACCCAGGAGGGTTAATCCGTGTCCATCAATATCATCAACGGTTTGCTGGCCACCACCGCACTGAGCGTGGCCGGTGTTTGGGTTGCCATCATCCCGCCCGCCATTTCGCAGTTGAATGGCGTGCCCACCAATATCGTGGGCGTTGTCGGCACTGCCTCATATGGCCCGGTCAATGTGCCGGTGGCCTGCTCGCAGTATAACGATTTCTCCCTGGCGTTTGGCCCCGCCATCGCCCGGCTGAATGACCTGGGCACCGCCATTACCGTGATGAACCAGCAGGGGGCCAATGCCTTCTACGTGGTTCGCACCACGGACACGACCGATGTTGCCGCGTCCCTGAAGTTTGGTGTGGTCAGCACGAACCAAGCCATGACGCTGACCGCAAAATACACGGGCAGCGCCGCGAATAACTTCTCGATGACCATTGCATCCAGTGCCATCGCTGCCTCCAACAAAATTATCATCACCACGAACTTGGGCGCACCGGAGGTGTTCGACGGCATTCCGAACACCACGCCTGCCGCGTTCTGGGCCGCCGCGGTTGCCGCAATCAATGTGGGCACCGGGGCGCTGCGCGGCCCCAGCGCATATGCCGTGGCGACCATCGGCACCCTGACCAGCACCGCGATCCCCACCGTGGGCACAGCGGGTGCGACGAAAACCATGACCGGCGGCACTGATGGTGCTGGGTCCATCACGGATACCATGCTGTTGGGCACAGATGGTGTGGGTAGCGCCCGCACTGGCATGTATGCTCTGCGCGGCACCGGATGCAGCATGTTCACCTTGGCCGATTGCGTGACGCTGACGACCTGGCCGACGCAGCTTGCCTACGCGCTGTCCGAACAGTCCTATGCCATCTGCGCCAGCGCGGCGGGCGATAACATTGCCAGCGCAGTGACCAACAAGCTGGCGGCCGGTGTGGACAGCTACGCACTGAAGGTGATGTTTGGCGACTGGCCGACCTGGCTTGACACCGTGAACAACACCCTGCGCCTGGTCAGCCCGGCCACCTTTGCGACCGGGCGGCTTGCCAACCTGCCGCCGCAGATGGGCACGCTGAACCAGCAAATCTTTGGCATCGTGGCCACGCAGGCAACCAGCACCGCTCGGGTGTATTCCAACCTCGATATTCAGAACCTCGTGAATGCTGGTATCGACGTGATTACCAACCCGAGCGCGGGCGGCCAGAACTTCTTTGCCTGCGCGACGGGCCACAATGCCAGCAGCAACTTTGCTGTGCATAATGACAGCTACACGCGCATGACGAACTACCTGGCGGCGACGATTGCCGGCGGCGGCATGGGCACCTTTATCGGCCAGCCCATCACGCAGAAATTGCTGCGCGACGAAAAGGCAGTGCTCGATAATTCATTCTTCGCGATGAAGGCGGCGGGCATGATTTCCGCCTATCGCAACACCGTCACCAGCACGCCGACGCAGATGCAGAACGGCGTAACCGTCATCACCTCGCAGGTGCAATACCTGGCCATCAATGAGGTGCTGGTGGTGCAGCTTCAGGGCGGCCAGACCGTCAACATTCAACGGCAGTCCGGCGGCCCCGGCAAATAAGGAGTAGGCCCACATGCCCGCAAACGGTTTTGCTATTGGTGGCGATCTTCAGCTTTCGCTGGTTGATCCGATCCAAGGTCAGTTGACCTTCAACATTCTGACCATGACGGACTCGAAGCAGTTGACGCAGCGCATCAAAAGCGTGGCGATCAATGGTCAGACGCTTTACGCAGAACTGCCGGAAGGCTGGGAGGTTGACCTCGATTTTGATAAGTCAGGTGCCAGCCTGCTGAACTACGTCGCGGCCAACGAGGCGCTGTATCTCGATAATGGCGGCTCAATTCCGCCGCTGACGCTCTCGCAGTCCATCACGGAAGTTGACGGCTCCGTGAACCAATACCAGCTTACGGGCGGCGCGCTCAAGCTGAGCAATGCAGGCCACTTCAAGGGGAACGACAAAGTTACCCAGAAAGCCAGCATTGTTTTTTCGCGCTTGTATAAGGTGTAATCATGCCAGATCAGGAACACGACGATACTGTTACCACCATCGGCACCGCCGCCCCGGCCGCAACCGTGAATGAAGCGGTTGCGGACGGCGGGGGTGTTTTGGTGGGAGAGGCCAGCACCTTGCGCATCCAGAACCGGACGCGCGATGTGCAGACTTTCACTGTGGGTGACAAGACAATCACCTACACCCCGCGCCTGAGCGGCAACGAAAGCCGGATGCTGGCGAAGGCAAATCTTCAGGCGGACGGCGCGTATGTGTGGAACCGGGCAGCGGCCAGCGTGCGCCAGATCAATGGCGATCCCATTCCATTCCCGAATGCAGAGTCGCAGATTGCAGGCATTCTCGACCGCATCGGTGATGATGCTGCGGATTACCTGTTTATGCAGCTTGCAGTATCAATGGGCGGTGGCCTGAAGGCTGACGCAAAAAACTAACTGAACGCCCCGAGTTCCGTATCGCGCTAGAATTGGTTGCGCGCGGGGTGCCCTACGATATTGCGATGGAGTTTGATGAGGCCGAGGCTTTGGCCCATTACGTCGTGCTGCGCGAGATCGGGCGACCGATGGAGGCACCAGTGCGGTGGAATTGGGTTGGGATGGATTGGGATGAAATCAAATGATTGAATTTCCAACCATAGAGTCGTTCATTGCCTACCTTGAAACGACCCTCCCGGCCGCCATCATCGAAGGTGCGGGCCTGGGCGTGGAAGCCGCAACTGAGCGGTGGCACGCCGAGGCCCGCAAGATGCTGGGCCACCTCAATGCCGGCGCGGGCGGTGTGCCGGGATGGGATGCGCTCTCTGACATTACCGTCCATGAGCGCGAGATACACGGCTACCCTGGTGATGAACCGCTGCTCGTCACTGAAGACCTCCGCAGCCACATAGAGTTCTCCGTAGATAAGGCGGCCCTGATCGGCGCGGTGGGCGTTCCAAGCGTGATGGTAGGCGACCATGACCGGGCGGATGGCGACCCGCACACCAGGCTGCGCGACATAGGCGATGTGGCCCGGCGTCAGGAGCTTGGCATCGGCGTGCCAGAGCGTTCCTTCCTGGCCCTCTCAGGTGCCACGCACGGCGAAGCGATCGTGAAAACTTCCGCGGCCCCTGTGGTTGCGGCGCTGGCCGGCGAACGCTGGCTCACCAAGCGCCAGGAGGCCGACGAAATTCCATTCTAATGCCGATTGGGGGCTGCGATGATTGAAGCCTACAAGATCGGCTCGACGTTCACTGGCAACGTCGGCCCCATGCTGGCGGCGATTGCCGAAATGCTGGCCCCCCTGCAAAACGTGCTGAAGGTGCAGCGCGAGATTGCCGCCACCCAGGCCGCGATCACCTCCAACACTCGCGCATCCGCCACCGCCGCCGCCGCCTTCGCCAACAACATGGAGCGCGCCGCACGCGCTGCCCGAGACGTGGCCGCCGGCACCGCGACGGCCGAGGCTGCCACCGCCCGGTCAGCCGCCACCACGGCGGCTGCTGCGGCCACCACACGCGCTGCGGCTGCTGTGGCCATCGCTGCCCCGGATTACAGCCGTGGGCACCCCAACTCGGCCCCCAACCGGATGATCTACGGGCCGCCCCCGGCCTACCTGGGCGATGTGTATGGCCCCCCCTTGCCCCCGCCGCAGCTATTGCTTGCCAACCCACAGCATGGCGTTGTGGCTGTCGGCGCTCCCTACGGCACCGGCACGAACCTCGTCCCCCTTGGCTCCCCGCTCACCCGCTCCGAGGCATTCAGCCCACGCCCTGCTGACGGCAGCGCACTGGCTCTCTCCGGCGGCGGTATTGGTGGACCGCCAACTGCACCGCCGAACCCGCTTGTTGGCCCCGCGCCAAATGGTCCTACGCCAAATATCGCCATACCTCTTGGCAACCCAAACTCACCCGGTCCCGGCCCGTTTCCCGTTGGGAGCGCATACTTTGCTGGCGCGGCTGCCCAGCAAGCTGGCAATACAGCGGGTGGCTTGATCAGCAGTGCATTTACAGCCGCGGCTAATGTGGATGCCATCAAGGGTGCGCTAAAGGCCCAGGGTCTTTCACCTGAAGAAGTGGACGCGGCATATAAAAAGGCCGTCGCTACGCAGCAAAATGTTCTTGGCACTTTTGTCGGTCAAAACCTACAGATTGTTGGCACCTTGATGGCGTTGACGCAGAGCGCCACGGACTCAATCAACCTCATGCCAGAAGCGGCTAAAGCTGGCGCGGTCTTTCGTGGCTTGGGCCGAGGTGATGGCCAGTCTGAACTGACCGCATCACTGACCGCCGCCGAATTGCGCGGCGTTCTTTTTAAGACAAAGGATGGGAAAGAACAGGCTGACCCCGAGGCCATTGCACACTTCTTGGCCAATATGACGGCTATCAGCGCAGTTTCCTCCGGCCGATACGGCCCGACGGAGATGTTGCAGCTTCTTCGCAGCGGCGGTGTCGCGGCGGCCATGATGACGGATGAAAATAGCTTTGCCGAAATGTTGCCGCTCATTCAGTCAATGGGCTCGCAGCGAGCAGGCACGGGCCTGCGCGCATTCAGTCAGCAATTTAGCGCCGGCAAAATGTCAGAGGCAGCCGTCAAACTTCTGACGGAAATGAACATAATTAAAAACCCAGAACTCAAGCGTAAATTGGGTATGGGGACGTTCCAATTGATGCCGGGGGCGATGGCACCAGATGATGTGGAAAAGGTGCGCCAGCACCCTGAAGCATTCATCATGGAAAACCTTGTTCCTGCGGTGCGCGGGTGGCTGACTAAACAATACGGAACACGCTACACGGGCGCGGATGACAAGGGGCGGCTTGGTTACGAACAGGCTGCCCTTCAGCAAATTGCCAGCCGTATTCCGGGCGGCGATGAGATGGCGAACGTGCTGCGAAACGAGCCTCTGATTGAGCGTGACACAAAGGCATTGCGCCGCGCCCAAGGCCGTGCCGCATTCGGTGACGTGGTTACTCAAAACCCTGTAATGCGCCTCGCTGGATTTGACGCGTCCATCAATGCGCTGATGATCACACTAGGCCAGGACAATATGGCCGTTGCTATTGCCACGCTGAAGTCTCTGACCGCAGCGTTTAATGCTATGAATAACGTGTTTATTGCAAACCCATTACTCGGCTCACAAGTTATGTTGCTGGCTGATGGCTTGATGGTATTGGGTAAAGTAATCGGCACGGTTCTAATGGCCATTCTTCCTTTGATGGCTGTGGCGAAGGTTGCAACCTGGGGCGGCGCTGCCGCTGCATCAATCGGCGGCGGCACGGCGGGGGCTGCAATGGTGACTGCCGGGGCGACCGCAGGGGCTTTGGTTTCCCGCGTCTTTATTCCCGTCATGGTAGCTGGTGTTTTACGGGAAGCCTTGAACTATATCGACCCAAAAAACAAAGTGGATGCGTGGGCCGATAAGCATGTTCCGGGTTATGCCTGGTTTGATTACCACGCTAATAAAATGATAAACGGCACGGGCGATGATGCTGCTGATCGAAAGGCTTTTGATAAAGCCCGCGGACTAGACCAGACCAC